CCGTCAAGGAGGTGAAATTTACAGGAGGTGTATAATGCCCTATGATTGGAAAACTAGCAAAACTCCATCGTGGAAGGAGCGTAGTGCCGGTGAGTCTCTACCCATTATGTATGAGGCACCGGCTACTGCGATGGTCGAAGATCCTTATGCTGTGAAGCATTCTGGACAAGAGTACCGGTCTACTATGGCTAAGCCAGGAACTTCAGAACATCGAGGTGAGTCTGTTGCTGATACAGCTATGATGGGAGGAATTAGTCCTTCTCATACATCACATGATCTTAATGCTAGACGAGTAAGAACAATGCAGACATTAGTTCCAGCATTTAGAAATGTGATTGATGCTTTAGGGTGGATTGATGATCATCTAGCACCTGAGCCTCTATGGTGGGAAGAATTAGAAGAAGGTAAAATCTACCCTCCACCAGTTGGTGAATATCATAAACAGAAATCTTTAATCGAAACTTTGATACCTGGAATTGATATTCCCGATTGGGTACAAGAGGCATTAGGAGTAGCTATGCCTGAAGGATCCTTATTTATAGGTGGGATTGTTAAGCCTATCCTATCTGTTAAGAATTTGGAAAGGCTGATGAAACTACCTAGTGAAGTTGGCAATCAAATGGATCCACGTATTAGACTTTCTTTATTAAATAAGTTTAATAAGATATATAAAGAAGGGACTAAACGTAGTACAGGTATTAAAGCTAGTAAGGATGTGAGTGAATCTACAAAGGTGGTTAGTCCTACATCTGCAATTGCTACAAAATCTGATTCGATTAGAGTTAGTGAATCACTAGCTTCTAAGATCAGAAATTGGGCATCAGCAGGTTTGTTAGGATCAATAGCTGGTATGTTCGGTTGGGATATATATCAAGGAGCAAAATCTATTCCTGAACCTATTAGAGAAAAGATTCCAGCTGCTTTAAAGATTATCCCTACTGATTTTCCCAAAACTTCAGTTAGTTTAGAGCCAGTTATAACATATCCTAAGATTCCTGGACAGAAAGAGGCTGCTATTGCTAAAGTTGAAGAGAATGTTCATAAATTCATCCCTGGAACAGCTGATGTACTACCTGGACTTGCAATATTAGATCCAAGCAATATCCAGGAACATGCTCCTTTACCTCCATGGTATGAAAGGACTCCAGAAAGTAAATCTACTGATGAAGATAAAGGAGGAGGGAAAGCTCCAGACAAATCTCCAGGACCTTATCCTGGAGTTGATGTTTCAATGTCTGTAGAACCTGGATTCCATAGAGGAGGAGGTGGCTCTGCTTCTGGTCCAGTTATGGAAATACCACAGCACTGTGTTATTGCAATTGAAGAAGCTTTAGAATCAGATGATCCGGAGGCGTTAACATACATACCTGAAGTATGTAGACCATATGTCTCTAGGGTGGGAGAGTCTGTATTAAGGGGTCAAAATGGATCGAACGAGCAAACCATTCGAAAAGGCAGCAAGTCTAAATTTAGACGTAACCCACGACGCGCTATCTAGACTTGCGAACGTTTTAGCTATAGCTGAAGTTGGCCATTCTGAGGACGTTAGGACACCACTCTGGTCTAAGCGTGATCGGGATGAAATTCTAAATGAGCTTGATGAGGCCATAGGAATTACTGATTTTAGTTTGGTCAATGAACGCGATGTGTCCGAGCGAGAGAAAGTGGGCCCACTATCACTTATGTATCCCCATTATCCAGTGATACATAATATGGTGGAAGACTATTATCATAGACCTGCATTTAAAGGAGATTTAGATGCTTTGTCTGAGGCAGTTAATAGGGTCGCAAGACTAGTTCGGCCACATAGCTTGTATCCACTAGGGATGAACACTGCTTTTAATACTATAGATTGGAATAAGAATTCCGGTTTACCTGAATGTTCAAGTGAATCTGATGGTCTTGAGTATTTAGAGCGTGCTAACAATCTTACTTCTCCAGACGATGTGTATCCAGCGGTTCGGTTTTGGCGTGGACAACAAGATGGGAAGGATGCTACAAAACAAAGAGTAATATGGGGCATGGATAAGGCAATTGTAATGTACGAGGCTCAATTTATGTATCCAATACTTAATGCTTTGAAGCGGAAACCCGGACATGCCGCTTGGTTAACTCCGCATAATGTAGCTATTGCCATTACAAAACTGATGATGTTAGCTAAGAGTGCAGGAGTACCACTTATGTCTGGAGACATTTCACACTTTGACGCTTCAATAAGTCCAGAAATGTTTAATGCAGTAATGGAGTTAGAGAAATTGTGGATGAGTGTGGAATGTAATCAAATGATTGAATTATCTATTGAGGTATCTAAGTCCGTACCATTGGTTGTTCCATGGATGATTCATCATGGTGTACATGGCATGCCAAGTGGTGCTACTACTACTAGTGAGCGTGATACGCTTATTAATAGAATTAGTAGTGAGTACATTGCCGTTAGAGAAGGTGTCAATTTAGTCGGTGGCGAGTGGATGGGAGACGACGCCGTCATCGTCTATAAGCCGGCCATCTCAGCCGAAGTATTTAGTAAGAGATTAGAAGAGCTTGGCTTCGAAGCGAATCCCGAAAAACAGTTGGTGCATGATGAAGCGGTACTTTACTTACAAAAGCTACATCTTTCCTCTTATCGAGTGAATGGTGTATGCGTAGGATTGCATTCTCCTTATCGTTCTATGTCTGGATTAATGGGAATGGAACGATATCATCGGAAATGGAATGAGTATTTAGCTTCAGCGCGTGCAATAATGCAAGTGGAGAATGTTAAGTTTGATCCTAGATTCTTTAAATTTGTAAAGTTCTATTATGAAGGGGATGATACAGTTAGGTCAGGCCTTGACCCCGCGGAGATATTCCGTAGGGCTGGTTCAGAGTATGAGATCATGGATGCTCTGGATAAAGCTTCCTTTCCTTTCATGCAATATAGGCCAGAAGGACTTGAAGGTTTT